AGCAGGCGGCACGACGATCTCGGGCATCACCTACAGCCCGAGCGGCGTCGTCCAGAGCATCACGCTCTCGGCCAACGCCACCGCCAACGGCACTGGTATCACCATCACCGCGACGGGCGTGCTCGAAGCAACGCTGATGCGTCCGTTCCTGTCGAAGGTGAACTAAACCCAAAGCAAACCACGGGCGCTTCGGCGCCCGTTTCACTTTCCCCGCCATCAACAGCGAGACAGCACAATGCCCGACAACAATACCGGAATTTATGCCTCCTTCAGCCTCGAACCGGTCGAACAGACCTTTCTGACGGAGAAGGAAGGCCGCCCGATCTTCGCCGACAAGGAATTCGTCCGCATCTTCATCTCGGGCGACAAGCACACCGAAGTCTATCGCGAGGTGACGGAGAACGACAAACAGCGCTTTTCCGACGCCTACAAGCGTTTCAAGGAAGGCGCGGCCGCCCGCGAGCAGCTGACCGGCACGCCGCTGGCGCAATGGCCCTATCTCAAACCCAGCCAGATCAAGGAGCTGGAGGCGGTCAACATCTACACCGTCGAGCAGCTCGCAGCACTCTCCGACACCGTCAAGCAGAAGATCGGCATGGGGGCGAACGAGCTCGTCGCCGCCGCCCGGGCCTATCTGGCAACCGCCGAGAACTCCAGCGCTGCCTCGGCCTTTGCCGCCGAAAACGAGCGGCTGAAGGGCGAGGTGACGCGCCTGCAGGAGCAGATGAGGGAGATGGCCTCCCGCTTCGAGGCGCTCGAAAACGAACGCCCAGGCAGCAACCAAGCCGGCAACAAGTCCCGCGGCCGCGCCGCCGCCTGAACCGGAGATCCCGCACATGTCGCTCCTGACCATCATTCAGAACGTCTGCGCGGAAATCGATCTCGATCCGCCGACGGCCGTGATGTCCTCGGCGGATCCGCAGATCATGCAGCTGCGCATCCTCTCCACCCGCGCCGGCCGCGACCTGATGCGCGAGCATGACTGGTCGACGCTGATGGCGCAGCGGCAATTTACAACGACGGGCGCAAATCCGGAGCCGGCCGAACCGCCCGGCGACTGGGACCGCTTCGTTGCCAATTCGAAGATCTGGAATGCCTCGCGCCTCTGGTCGCTCAATGGCCCTGTTGAGCCGCAGAGCTGGCAGCGTAACACCGTCCTCAATTCAAACCCGGTTCCTCAGATCTGGCGCATGTTCGGCGGCAAGCTCGATATCCACCCCAACGCTCCAGGCGAGACGATGGAGTATGCCTATATCTCCGGCTTCTGGGTGGCGGTGAATGGCGGCACGACCACTGCCGGCACCTGGGCGAACGATACGGATACGGCCCGTTTTCCCGAAGATCTTCTCGAGCTTTCGCTGATCTGGCGCTGGAAGCGGGCAAAGGGCCTCGATTATGGCGAGGAGATCGCCAGTTTCGAACGATCCAAGGAAGCTGCCATCGGCGCCGATCGCGCCGCAAGCCCCGTCGACCTCTCCCTGCCGGCAAGGGGGCAGGCGCCCGAGAATTATTGGCCCGGCACCATCACGGTTCCAACCCCATGACCCGCAGACCTGTCCCCCCAAACGGGCGCACCCGCCGCGTTTCGCCAAGCAAAGACTGGATCGCCCCGATCGGCGGCTGGCGAACCGATGTCGAGATGGCGGATATGCCCGCGGATGCGGCGTTCCAGCTCGACAATTTCTTTCCCGAGGCAAACCGCGTTCGCGCCCGCTATGGCTTCCTGGGTTTCGCCACCGGTCTTGGCGCCGACGTGCAGACGGTCATTCCCTATTCGGGGGTCAGCAACCGGCTCTTTGCCGCCGCCGGAGGCAAGATCTTCGACGTGACGGCGGGCGGCGCCGTCGGTGCTCCCGTCGTCTCCGGCATGGCAAGCGCCCACTGGTCGGTGCAGCAATATACCAACCCGGCCGGCCAGGAGTTCCTGCGCCTCGTCAACGGCCTCGACACGCCGCTGCTCTTCAACGGCACCGCCTGGACGAACAATTTTCTGGTGGGGACGGCAACGCTCGCCACCCAGAACGTCGCCGTCCGAAACACGCCCTATACGCTGAGCTTCTTCGGCACCGGCTCCGTCACCCTTTCCGGCGCCTTCACCGGCACGCTGAACGGAACGGGCGTCAACAACCGGGTGTCACTCACCTTCACGCCGGCAGCCGGCACGCTTGTAGTCTCCGTTTCGGGAACGGTGAGCAATGCGCAGCTTGAAAAGGGCGCGGTCGCGACACCTTACGTCCCCTCGACGATGATCACGGGCATTCCTGACGCCTCGCTGCTGATCGCGGTGACGGCCTATCGCTCGCGCCTGTGGTTCATCGAGAAGAATTCGACCAATGTCTGGTATCTCGCCACCGACGCCGTCAGCGGCGCGGCGACGGTTTTGCCGGTCGGCGGCAACATGAAATATGGCGGCACGCTGGTGGCGATCAACGTCTGGACCATTCCGGTTTCCACAGGCCTGCAGCAGTGCCTGGTGCTGATCTCCTCGGAAGGCGAGGTGATCGTCTTTCAGGGGTCCGATCCGTCGAGTGCTTCCAATTGGGGGCTGATCGGCACCTTCAAGCTCGGCCGTCCGCTTGGCACCAATCGATGCCTGCTCTCCGTCGGCGCCGATCTCGCGATCATGACGACGGATGGCATCGTGCCGATCACCAAGGCCGTGCAGCTCGACCGCGGCGCCACCAGCCTCGGCGCAATCACCGCCAAGATCGGCCCGACCTGGCGGGAAACCGTGGCCGCGATCGGCACGACGTCACAGGAGTGGCAGCTTTCGAGCTTCCCGGCGCGGCAGATGGCGATCGTCAACCTGCCGTCCTCCTTCGGCCCCTATCAATATGTCATGAACACCGAAACCGGGGCCTGGTGCCGTTTCGTCGGCATGCCGGCCTCCTGCTGGGCGACATGGCAGGACCGGCTGTTCTTCGGCGCGGGCGACGGCACGGTCTATGAGGCCGAGGTCGGCGCCAACGACAATGGCGTGGCGATCGATGCGCTGATGGTCGGCGCCTGGAGCCGCTATGGCGACGGGCTCTCGACCAAGCTCTCGAAGCTGATCGGGGTGACGGCGCAGATCGGGGTGTCGACGCTGATGTATGCCGGGATCTCCGTGGACTATCAGACCAAGATTCCGACAGCACTTCTGTCCTCGGTTGAAAACAACGCGGCGGCGAAGTGGGGAACGGCGATCTGGGGTGTCGCGAAATTCCCCGGCATTTCGCTCGTCCGCAAATTCGCCTCCGCCGGTGGCGCAGGTTCGGCCTTGGCGCCGACGATCCGCGCGCTGATCTCCGGTTCGTCGGGCTCGGTCTCCGAGGCGGCGGTGGTCGGCGGCTCCGTGCTTTACGAAAAGGGTGCGCCGATTTGATCGTCTCCGAACCGCGCGAGGAGATCGCGGCCTGGGTCGGCGAAAGGATCGGAGTGACCTTCCATCCGCCTTACACCACGCTCGCCCATGTCGACCGCGGCCGGATCATCGCCGGCTTCGTCTTCAATGTCTGGACCGCGCATGACGTCGAGGTCTCGCTTGCCGCCGATCGGCTGACGCTGACGCTGATGCGATCGGTCTTTCGCTATGTCGTGCATCAGCTCGGCTGCCGCCGGGCGACCGCAAGGACCCGCGCCGACAATGTCGAGGCCCAGACGGTTCTGGCGCGATTGGGCGCCCGGCTGGAAGGCCGCCAGCAAGCCTATTTCGGCGACTGCGACGCGCTGCTTTACGCAATCATGAAAGAGGATTTTCCCTATGGTCTCCACGCCGAAGGCCCCGAAGGCGCCTGATCCGACACAGACCGCAGCGGCGCAGACGGCCACCAACGTCGACACCGCCATCGCCAATGCGGGGCTCAGCCACACCAACCAGTACACGCCGGATGGTTCGCTGGAATACAAGGTCAGCGGCTACCAGACGATGACCGACCAGAACGGCAAGACCTATCAGCTGCCGACCTATTCGGCCTATCAGACCTATTCGCCGCAAAACCAGGCGATCTACAACCAGACGCAGCAGACACAGCTCGGCCTTGCCAAACTCGCCAACGACCAGACCGGCAAGATCTCCGGCATCCTCGGCACCAATGTCGATCTCAGCGCCGGCAATGTCGACAAATATGTCAACGATCACTGGCAGTCCGGCTTCAACAACCAGTGGGACCGCGATCAGGCAAGCCTCGATCAGAGCCTTGCCGACAAGGGCATCTCGATGGGCTCGGCCGCCTATAACAATGCGCTACGCGATTTTTCGACGCGCAAGCAGGCCGCCTCCGACCAGTATCTCGGCGACATGTATTCGAATGCCCAGAATTCGATCCTGACCGAGCGAAACCAGCCGCTGAACGAGATTTCGGCGCTGATGTCGGGCTCGCAGGTCCACCAGCCGAACTATGTCAACACACCGACGACGCAACTGCCGACCGTCGACCAGGCTGGGCTGATCAACGAGAATTTCAATCAGCAGATGGCCGGCTATAACCAGCAGGTCGCGCAATCAAATGCGGCGATGGGCGGCCTCTTCGGCCTCGGCGGCTCGCTGCTCGGCGGCTGGGCGAAATCCGACCGTCGGCTGAAGGAAGACATCAAACGCGTCGGCACGCTTGATAACGGCCTGCCGGTCTACGCCTTCCGCTACAAGGACGGCGGCCCGACCCAGATCGGCCTGATGTCCGACGATGTGCGCGAGATCCATCCGGACGCCGTGTTCGAACACGCCGACGGTTTCGACCGCGTCGATTACGAAAGGGCGGTGGCATGATCCCAACCATCTTCGGCGGCGATACCGGCAAGACACAGGGCGACCTTAGCGACCAGC